TTCATCCCATGCTAGAACTATTATTCTATACAACACTCACTTGTACTCAAACTGATGCTATCATGCTGAAGATTGAGACAAACCCAAACATTAGTAATTTTCTAAAGGTTGAGTTAGTTGAGACCCTTAAGGACTCATCACCAGAATGTGAGTGGTACTGGGACGCACACGACTGAAGGAACGGGGATTAAAACCCTCTACTACTTTAGGAGTACCTACAATGAACACCCTTAACATCATCAAAAAGCAAATTGAAAAGGCATCTGCCCTGCATGACGCACAAATTAATCACACCTCATATCGTGGTGTTGAGTATATGACACGTTGTGTAGAGTCTAAAGAGACTCATGGCGCCTTTTGCTACCGTGGTCGTGCTTATTCAAAGTGATTGACAATCACAATTGAATAGTTTAGAATGGGAGGACTCTATATCCTCCCTTTTTTTATGGAGAAAGATAATCTTAAAGCAATCCTAAGGCAATTGAAAGTCATTGTCAGTGCCTTAGAGACAGAAGTATATTCTAATGTTGAATCATATACTGAAACAACAGAGTATCTTCCACCACTCCCTGACTATGATGAGGTATTTGAAGATGATGAATGATGATTGGAGATACTCTGAAGACAGAATGAAACTTCGTCAACAGTGTCTTAGTATCTTGTTAAATAAGTATGGAAGAACCAAGATAGAAGAAGAATCATATAGTACTCAAGACATTTACGAATGTGTAGACACTTGGGTTTCACAAGGTAACCAGTTAAGTAATGGAATAGTTTCCTATTTCAATACATATTTCAATAATGAAAACAAAAAAAGCAATCAAGTACATTCTCAAACATCCTGAACTTTTTAGTGAAGGTGAAAGAGTCTATGTAGAAAGAGTTAAACAAGAACGTAAACAACTAAAGATTAAACACAAAGATGAATCAAGCCAAACTAATCTCAGTCACTCCTGATGCTGAGAAACATATTGCATACTGTGCACGTGTTTCTAATCCAAACAACCAAGAGAGTGAGAAGTTTGCAGGACTTCTGAAGTATTGTATTAAACATCAACATTGGTCTATCTTTGAGCAGGCATTCATGTCTCTTGAAGTTGAGACCACAAGAGGTCTGGCAGCTCAAGTGCTTCGTCATAGGTCATTTACTTTTCAAGAATTCTCACAGAGATATGCAAGCACTGGTCTATTGAGTAGTGAGATTGAACTTCCTGAACTCAGACGTCAGGATGATAAGAATCGTCAGAATAGTATTGATGATCTTGATCCTGAGACTGTTGATAAAATTAATCGTCAGATGGTTACCTTATTCAGTTCTGCATACTCTTTGTACAATCAGATGCTATCTGCAGGAGTTGCAAAGGAGTGTGCTCGTTTTGTACTCCCATTGGCAGTACCTACAAAAATGTACATGACAGGCTCAATTCGTTCTTGGATTCATTACATTGAACTGAGAACATCTAATGGAACACAGAAGGAACATATAGACCTTGCTAACTCATGTAAGGAGATTTTCAAAGAGCAGTTCCCTGTAATTGCAGAAGCTCTTGAATGGTAACTAAATATTTCTATACAATGGAGGAAACCGTGGCAACTTATCCAGTAAAAAACAAGGAGACTGGTGAAGAGAAAGAAATCCAGATGAGTATTCATGACTGGGACAAGTGGCGTGAAGATAATCCATCCTGGGAAAGATTTTACACACCAGAAAATGCCCCTTGTCTTGGAATTGAATCAGTTGGAGATCCTTTAAGTAAAATTTACACCAAACATCCAGGTTGGAAAGACGTTATAGGTAAAGCTAAACAACAACCAGGTAGTACACTGAAACATTACGATTAATATTATGCCAGCAAAGAAGAAATCAGGAATTGGAAGCACCAATCCAGTGCCCTTTGGTATGAGTAACAAAGTCATGAAGAGAAAGAAGCCAATCAATCTTGATTACATTAAGAAGATTGAACCTCTTACTCAGAATCAGACTACTTTTTTTGAGATGTATAAGCAGCAACAAAATCTTGTTGCTTATGGGTGTGCAGGTACAGGTAAGACCTTTATCACCCTCTACAATGCTCTCCTAGATGTCTTGGATCCAAAGACACCCTATGAGAAGATCTACATTGTCAGGTCTCTTGTGCCCACTAGAGAGATTGGTTTCCTTCCAGGTGATCATGAAGATAAATCATCCCTATACCAGATACCATACAAAAATATGGTGAAGTATATGTTTGAGATGCCTGATGACCCTTCTTTTGATATGCTCTATGCAAATCTCAAAGCACAGGGTACTATCTCTTTCTGGTCCACATCTTTTATCAGGGGTACAACTCTTGATAATGTGATTGTAATTGTTGATGAATTCCAGAACCTAAATTTTCATGAACTTGATTCAATGATTACTAGGGTAGGTGAGAATTCTAAGATTCATTTCTGTGGTGACGCAACTCAGTCTGACTTGACCAAACAGAATGAGAGGAATGGTATTGCAGACTTCATGAGAATCTTGCAAAATATGCCATCCTTTGATACAATTGAGTTCTGTGCTGAGGACATTTGTAGAAGTGGACTTGTTAAAGAGTACATTGTGGCTAAACTTGAACTGGGTATGTAATGTTTAAACATCAGGATGTTCCTTTCGTTCCTATTGAACGAGAGACTATTGAAGGAGTTCGTTACTACAAAGTATTTGGAACTGAAGAACTTGTTAAGATGCCATCTATCACATCAGTGATTGGTTGGAGGAATAGAAACAAGTTTAAGGCATGGAGAAAGAAAGTTGGTGAACAAGAAGCCAACAACATTACTCGTAAGGCTACCCATCGTGGTACTGATGCACACACATTGATTGAAGAGTATCTGAACAACTCAGATACTTTCACTGATGTTCTTCCTTTATCTCAATACCTATTCAAACAAGCCAAACCTGACTTGAATAGGATTGATAATATCCTATGTCAAGAGACAGCATTGTACAGTACTGAACTAGGTATTGCTGGTTCTGTTGACTGTATTGCTGAGTTTGATGGTGAGTTGTCTGTCATTGATTTCAAGACATCTAAAGCACCTAAACCAAGAGAGTGGATTGAAGACTACTTTGTTCAGTGTGCAGCATATGCTTGTATGTTGTATGAAATGAAGGGTCTTATAGTCAAAAAATTTGTAATCATTATGACCTGTGAAAATGGAGAGGTAGAAATCTATGAAGAATATGACAAGAAAAAGTACATCAACTTACTCTCAAAATATATTAGAGAATTTGTTGAATTCAAATTACAGGAATATGAAAAAGCCTGAAGATCTAAGTGTAGATAAGATCATAGAAAATAAGTTCTACTGCACACGTAGATTCTCTGAGGAGATTGAAAAGATCGCCAAAGAGAATAGAGGTATGAAGTATATGGATTCTATTGTCTTGTTCTGTGAAAGGAACAACATTGATGTTGAATCAATTCCCAAGTTGATATCAAAACCATTGAAAGATAAGTTGAGAGCAGAGGCAACAGAATTGAACCTGTTGAAGAAGACATCTCATGCTAAACTTCCCATATGATTCCTAAAGTGAAACCCTTTGATGTGTACAAGAACTATCTTGGATTGAAAAATCACTTTACCAAAGACACATATGATTACCATCGTTATGGTGGAAAGTCTAGGGCATCCCTAGACTCTTTTTATAAGAGGCGTGATAGGTTTTTCTTTGAGAAACTTAGCAGGCAAAAGAATGACACAGAAGTTGTTGAATTTTTTGTGTCAAATTTTGTCACCTGTGATGACCCACAGTCCCTATGGATTGGTGAGATTGTTAGGAATGGTGAGCAAAATTATACTGACTGGAAGAAGAGACTACAGTCTCTGTCATACACTTTCAAGTCAGAGATTGAAGAAGTCTTTACAGATAAAGACTTTGATGCTATGTTTAAAATTGAGGGAACTAAACACCCTCAAATTATCAAAGAGCATCTGGGAAAGAACATTTCTCTAGAAACTTTTGTTATTTTGAACAAGATCATTGGGTTTAAAGAAAACTTTGATAAGAAGTTGACTGACCCTGTGTGGAAGTTCTTATCTATGAGAATCAATAAGTATGATTCCTTTATACATATTGATGTATTTAAATTTCGCAAAATACTGAAGGAGATTATTATCCATGGCACTTGAAAACAGCACTGTACTTGAAAATCTGATTAGTCAGAGAGGTGAACTTGAAAAGTCACTAGAAGGAAGCAGAGAAATGTACCTGAAAGTTTGTGGTGCGATTGAAGTTCTTCAACAAATTGAAGAGACAAACAATCCTACACCTGCAGACACAGAATCTACTGAAGTCACACCTACTGAGGTTGTAGAAGAGGGATGAGTTTTTTCAAATCAGAAATAGTTCAAGCTGAGATGAAGGAGATTGCTGAACTGCAAGAACAAATCTATATGAAAGTATTTGAATTTGCTACTATGTCCAATCAGGACAAGATAGATCATGTTGAAATGCTTGAAGAACTTCTCAAGAAGCAGCAAGTTCTTTACACTAGACTGAGCTTGTCTGATGATCCTGAAGCAAAGACAATGAAGGATAGTATCCTTGAGTCTGCAAAGCAACTTGGATTCCCTTCTGATGTTGATCTAGCATATGTGTTCAATAACATGACACACATTGTGGACAACATGAAAAAGTCCTTGGGTGAGGGTTGACACCCCACCCCATCCATCCTATATTAGAGGCTGCCTGATCCTCCACCAAGCAAAGGGCACAAACCAAATACATCTAATACGAGGTAATACAAATGGGTTTTTCAGACCTAAAAAAACAGTCTTCTCTTGGTTCTCTAACAGCAAAGCTTGTTAAGGAAGTAGAAAAATCAAACAAAGGAGGAGGTGGTGCAGATGACCGCCTTTGGAAACCAGAGATGGACAAAAGTGGTAATGGATATGCAGTTATTCGTTTCCTTCCAGCACCTGATGGAGAAGATCTCCCTTGGGTAAAACTGTTCTCCCACGCCTTCCAGGGACCTGGTGGTTGGTACATTGAGAATTCTTTGACCACTGTTGGTGGCAAAGATCCTATTGGTGAACTCAATCGTGAGTTGTGGAACAGTGGTAGTGAAGCAAACAAAGAGATTGTGCGTAAGCAAAAGCGCAAACTGTCCTTCTACGCCAACATCTATGTTGTCCAGGACAAAGCCAACCCACAGAATGAAGGCAAAGTCTTCCTGTATAAGTTTGGCAAGAAGATCTTTGATAAGATCATGGAAGCAATGCAACCTGAGTTTGAGGATGAGACAGCAATCAATCCTTTTGACTTCTGGCAGGGTGCAAACTTCAAACTGAAGTTGAAGAAAGTTGCAGGTTACTGGAACTATGACGCATCTGAATTCGCATCAACTGGCCCACTGCTGGATGATGATGATGCAATGGAATCCATCTGGAAGCAAGAGCATTCACTAACTGCTTTTGTTGCTGATGATCAGTTCAAGTCTTATGATGAACTGAAGAAGCGTCTTGATTATGTTTTGGGTAATAAAGCACAAGCACGTCAAGAAGCACAGGAGACAGAGTATGATAATTATGCTGCCACTGAACGTAAGTCAGTTAGTGAAGAGGAAGTCATGCAAAAACTTGAAGACTCTTACAAGGCAGCAAAGGAACCATCTGTCACAAAAACATCCTCTGTTGATGACGATGATGATCCTATGTCGTACTTTGCAAAACTCGCTGACAGCTGAGTGAAATTCAATAATTGATTACAAGATCCTGGGAAAAAAATTC